AAGATTTGTCAAGACTTTTTAGTTGATTTTTTTACGGTCTTAGCCGCTTGTTTAAAAGCCTTATTTGTAGGTGCGCCTTTTGCACCGGGCTTTCTCATTGTTTCGCCCGAACCTTCTGCAATACGCTTGCGTTTGGCTCGTATATTAGCGTAAAGACCTTTTTTAGGCTTCATTGGTTACTCCTTAATAACTGTATGGCTTTTTAACTTTCTTTTTCTTTTTACCGGGCATAGCTTTCTCCTTTGCTGTCTTAGACAGATCTTTAAAATGGAAAAGTGGTACTGATGTTTTTCCGTGGGTTTTACCTGAGTGTACTGAACCATCAGGCATCTTGTGCGTACCGCCTGAATACTCAGTGCCGTCACGCTTGTAATGTTTTACGCCTTTAGCCATCTATATCACCAATTTTTACACGACCAGTATCGTGCTGTTAGTTTACTAGGTGGATTTGTGTTACACTTGTGACGTGCTCTGAATGACTTACGACGTGCAGGTTGATCTTTTTTAATAGTCATCTTGGCGTCACCAAAACGTATGGTCTTAGTTTTGTCGCCTTCTTTAGCTACTACTACAAACTTCTTAGTCGGGTGACTAGGCGTCCGTTTTGGTTTGTTGTACCCGCTTACGCCCGCTCGTGCTAGTTTTGGGTCCTTTGACTTGGGCATTACATAGTTCCTCCACCTTGGCCTCTAGGTCCTGCAGGCGTTGGAATGTTCCTTGGAAGTGGCTGTTTACTTGGTCCAGCAGAGACTGCATTTCCTTTTGCGTTATTAGCATTAGTCTTACCTTGTATTTGTTTTTCTTTGAGGAGAGTGTCAGCAACTTTCATACGTCGTTCAAACTCTTTGTCTTCAGCATCACCTTCACGAAGATTACGAGTGATAGCATTAATCTTGTCAATCTCAAGTTCTTGTGGCACTGCTTGAGCTTCAGCAGCCAACTTAGCAGCACGTGCTTGTGACTCTTGAGCCTGAGCAGACAACGCTGCAGTTTGTGACTGTTGGAACTGCATCTGCAATTGTTGTATCTGTTGCTGCATTTGTTGTGCTTGCGGGTTAGGCTGCGAAGCTTGAGCCAGTGCTGCAACAAGTTCCTCACGGTTAGACAAGTTCATGTTATCTACAACAGACTGGATAAGTGTGTTATACAGCGGAGACTCTTTACCCATAGTCTGTAGCAACTGTACAAGCTGAGTAACTTCGTATTCACGAGCAATAATACCAAGAGTACTACTTGCGTTAAACTTGTAATCAGCTACAGGGTAGTTTTCTGGGTCAAACTGCATGTACCGATAGGCAGCTTTTTTAACAAACGGAATTAAAAACGACTGTTGGAAGTTAATCAATGTCCGCTTGTGGCGTTTAATAATAGCGCCAAGAGACATACTAATACCAGCGGCAGTAGCCTCGCCGTTAACTTGACCTGCAATTCCTGCTGAGTCAACGGCTCCTGTTGCCTGCTGTACCATTTGCTGCAGTGCTCCGGCTTGAGCAAAAGTAATTTGATTAACTTGACCAAAGTTGAACGGTTGAAGTACTTCACGAGGGTCTCCACTGGTTAATATCATTTTACCGGGGCGTACCTCTGGTTTTGCACCTCGTGGCAAACGAGTAGCGTCAATAGCCATCATTGGGTGGATAGTTAAACTAAGTGCATCAATACGTGCGCGTAACTCTGTGTCAAGTGCTTTTTGGCTGTTGTAACCCTTTTCGCAGACTCCACGACCCCAGAAACGTCCGGGTACTACATCCCAAGGAAACGCAACAACAGGACGGTCCACCATCATATAAGGATTAGCTTCAGCCTTAAGAAGAATACCCCCGTTAGCAATCACTACAACGGCTTCTACGTACTTTGATTCAAACCCTTCCTCACCTACTACTTCTTCATCATCGTCGCTTGTAGCGGCATCTAGAAGCTCTCGTGGCACTAAACCGTAGTACTTAGTGAGTCGTACTTTGTCATCGTTGTAAATAGTAATGTCTTGGTCAGGCTCTAGATCGGTGTCAGGAGCAGCAGGACCAACAAATACATCACGATAAACACCTTGTTCTTGTAGTAATTCTACTTGGTGCATACTTACAAATTCATCTACAGCAACACCCAGTGCATCTTCTACAGAGGTTGCTACAGGATCAATCAGGAAGTTCTGGGGTAGTACAGGTTTAAGTTTTACTTTTACTCTTTCAGTGATGTTTACTCCTACTGCTTGCAAGTCTCCTCCCATAATGGGTTGAGTAGCAGGAGCCATCTCCTTCATTTCTTCAATAACGATTTCGCCAATGCCTGTACCAAAGACTGCTGAGTTAATAAGACACTCTGCAACAGCCTTTCGTATCATACAGTCTTCGAAGTCTTCTGTAAGTTTGTTACGAAGAAACTGTACATCTTGCTTGTCAGTGTCTCCAAAGTTGTCACTAACATCAAACCACTTGCCACGTCCAAACGTAGCCTCTTCTAGTTCCGCTACATTAGACTCAACTGCCTGTTGTAGTGCAGGAGAAATAATACGGGAACGCTCAGACTTACGGTCACTGTCAGCAGGGTCCCATATACCACGCCATAGTCTATAGTACTCTTCAAATCTGCTTTCATAATTGCTTTCGTAGTAATCTCTCCAATCCTCGCATTTGTTAATGACCCAATCTTCAAGATTTTCTTGCATTACAAGCGCATCTTTATCGTATAATTCTGCCATATTAGTATCCTGCTACCACATCTAGTATTTGATGGTCTTCAATTTCGTAATCGTAGTTGTATGCTACATTGGCTAATTGATCAATATAAGCTAACGCATCTACTAAGTCATCGTGGGTTAATGGGTCGGGAAATTGGAATAACTGGTCAAGAAACCTACTGTTCCACTCTCCTTTGTTAAGTGTTATGTATCCGTTTTCAAATCGTCCTTGCAATGCCCACATAATACGATCTGTTTTCTTCTTATTGCCGTGGGTCAACTCCTCTACTCTAAAGAACATGCCATAGCGTTTCTGCATATCCATCAAAGGAGACATTACTGCTTGTTTAGCAATACCTCTTTCGATTCCCACCGATACGGGACGGTAATCTCTAACGGCCTGAAATATTTTAAGTGCTGTTTCGTCAAGTGACCATCGACCGTATATAATATTGTCAACATACCAACCATGCTCATTGACCTTAACCACGGCGATTGCTGTGTCGTCAAGCTTGGAATTTTTAGTCTTTTTCTTGTTGACTTCTTCAAAACCCGCCAAGTCAACGGCAATGTAGTAATCTCCTATTTCAGGTTTGTCCTCGCTAAAAGAGACCCAGTCCTCTCTAAACATTTCTGAACCACGAGCTTCAAACGACGCCATAAATTCTTGACGAAACGCATAAGAAGACATAGACCTTTTTGCAATATTAATTTCATCTGGATCAAGAATAGGATTATCGTAAGAAGTAAAGTGCCAAGCTTTGTAAGTCGGATCATCATCTAGCTCCGCATATTTGTACAACTCGTAAAAGTGGTTGCGCCCCATAGGTGTCCCTATGAACATTGCACAGCCTTTCTGGTCAGCCAAAGCGGGTCTAAGGATCTGCTCAAATACCTCAGGCTTCATGTCAGCGTACTCGTCCATTACTAGGAACTTGAGGCTGACACCTCGCATGGTTTCTGGTCTGTCGGCACCTTTGAGGCTGATGGTAGCACCGTTGACAAGCTTGATTTGAAGATTATTAATATGGCTACCACTGATAACAGGGTTCCCCAATTCAAGCAGGGTGGTCCACATGATGTCTCTGGCTTGTCCCTGAGTAGGTGCGACGTAAAATACATGTCCTCTATCTGCCTGTAGTGCGTTAACGATTAACATCCATGCTGCTAACCTAGACTTACCCGTACGTCGCCCAGCAGCTACTATTTTAAAACGTGTGTCGTCTGCCCAGACCTGTTGTTGCCAAGGCAGTAGTTCTATATTAAGATCCACTAATACGTCCACATGACGGATGTTGTCCCGCGTGTATCCACATGTACAAAGTCATCAGCAATGCCAATGCCTGTGAAGCCTAGACGAAGAGCTTCCTCTACAATTTTAAGGCGAAACACGGCGCTTGTTATTTTTATATCCGCCGCGATG